CGGGATTAACTCACAAGAAGACTTCCTTGCAAGCCAGACTGTTCAGGAATCTGCGATGTATGAACATACAATTAGCAACTATAACACACTAACTAAAATTGGCGCAATACGTCCAGGTGACGATGCATCTACAGTAGGCGGAATGATCCAGACTGCGCACTTGTTAGGCGCAGGCGGAGCTAAAAAATGGCGTCAAGGTGGCGGCGGCACTGATGCATACGGCACAGCCGGTGGCGAATATTATGCACTTGGCTCTGCAGCAGTTACAAGTGTTAGGGGGTAAATATATACTATGAGCATATACAGAGGTTTTAGTACCGTAGGCAAACGCCACAAGTTTAGATTAACTGATTTTGAATTAGCAAAGCAGGATCTTATAAATCACTTCCATATCCGTAAGGGTGAACGTGTCATGAATCCTGACTTTGGTACAAGTATATGGTCAATGCTATTTGAGAATATGACGCAAGAATGGCATGCGCAAGTTGTTGAAGAAATACAGCGTGTGGCATCTTACGACCCTCGTCTTTCGCTACTCAACATAAACATTGTGGAATTCGATAGAGGGATACAAGTAGAACTCGACATGTTATATACTGGTGATACTACTCCTGTAAAACTACTTCTTGCATTTGAAGCAGAATCACAAACCGTCACTGAACTATAAAAACAGCACATTATAGATCCGATAAATACGACATATATTTCGGATAATTTATAATGGCTATCACAACAAGACAGAACTCACTTATAGTTGCAGAAGACTGGACTAAAATTTACCAAACATTCAAGGAAGCCGACTTCCAAAGTTATGACTTCGAAACACTTCGTAAGTCTATGGTCGACTACCTACGCCTATATTACCCTGAAGACTTCAATGATTTTATTGATAGTTCAGAGTTTATAGCTCTAATTGATCTAATTGCTTTTTTAGGCCAGGGTCTTGCTTTTCGAGGAGATTTGAACGCCAGAGAAAACTTTATAGATACAGCAGAGCGCAGAGAAAGTATATTAAAACTTGCAAAGTTAATTAATTATTCTCCTAAGCGTAATATACCTGCTAGTGGCCTTTTGAAGATTTCAAGCATTAGAACAACTGAACCAGTTTACGACAGTGACGGGATCAATCTTGCAGGTTTAACAATCAACTGGAATGATAGAACTAATCCTAGTTGGCAAGAGCAATTCATCACAGTTATTAATACTGCACTTACTAACAGCCAACGTGTGGGTCGTTCAGGTAATTCTACAACAATCAACGGTGTTCGAAATGACGAGTACGAGTTGAATCTGTCATCAACAAGAACTACTCCTGTATTTCCATTCACTGCTACTGCGGATGGATATTCACTGCCTTTTGAGCTGGTAAGCGCCACAGCAATTAATAGCCTAAATTTATACGAAAGCAGTCCCAAGCCATCTAGTGCATTTAACATTCTGTCTCGAAATGACAAATTGGGAAACGGTAGTAATAATACTGGTTTCTTTATGTACTTTAAACAAGGTACATTGGACAGTCAAAGTTTTAATATAACAGAAGCTACACCTAACCGTGTTGTTAGCATTAATGTTCCTGGAATTAATAATAGCGATGTTTGGTTATATCAGTTAGACGCAGATGGTGTACCCTCAGATGAATGGGAACATGTACCTACTGTAGGCGGCTCAAACATTGCATATAATGCATTAAGTCAAACAAATAGAAAAGTATTCCAAGTAGTAAGCAAAGCCAACGACCAAATAGACTTAGTGTTTGGTGACGGTGTATTCGCAGAGATTCCTAAAGGTAATTTCGTAGTATACTACAGAACAAGTGCAGGAATTAATTATAAGATTACTCCTGACGAAATGCAAGGTGTAACAGTATCTATAAATTACACTAGTAAGCGCGGACGAAATGAAACACTAACGGTAACTGCCAATTTAGAATACACGGTAACAAATGCTAGCGCCAGAGAAACGCTAGATGAAATAAAACAAAAAGCACCACAGCAGTATTATACACAAAACCGAATCGTTACTGGTGAAGATTACAATATTTTCCCATTCACGCAGTTCAATAATATTGTTAAAGTTAAAAGTGTAAACAGAACTTCTAGCGGTATTAGTAGATACTTGGATGTTATTGATAGCACTGGCAAATACTCTAGTACAAACATTTATGGTAGTGACGGTTGGTTCTACCGCAATGAAGAAACTGACAATTTTACATTTAGCTATTCTAACAGTAACGACATTTTACGTGTTATCCGACAGAATATCAACAGTTTGTTAGTAAGCAAAGAGTTTACTAATTTTTACTATGAGAAATTTACACATTTCGACCAAACAGATTTGGAATGGAAACAGTTAACTACTGGAACAAACATATGTACTGGTTACTTTGTTGATGGCTCAGACAATCCTCAACAAATAGGTGATTATGTTGCCAGTGAGAGAAAATATATTAAGCCTGGATCGCTGTTGCGTATTGAAGCACCTACTGGATATTACTTTAACAAGAATAATTACCTTAGACAAGGAACTCCAACAGGCGAGGGAGAACGAGTATCGTTTTACACTAGCGTTAAGGCTGTGATTGACGATGGTACAAACCAAGGCGCAGGCGCATTGACTGATGGTACAGGTCCTGTAACATTTAACGACATCGTGCCCACAAACAGCATTGTGACTAAAGTAGTTGCTCCGTTTGCGACGTCCTTGACATCAACAATTGAGCAGAGTATTCTAGAAAATGTTAACTTGAAGCGTGACTTTGGTCTTCGTTACGACATTGAAACTCAAGAATACAAAATAATTACTAGTGACAATTTAAATAAAACTGGTGAATTTTCTTTAGACAACGCAGGCGATGAAACAAGCGGCGGCTTGGATAGTAGCTGGACCATTTATTTTGAAACAAATGGACTAGTATATACAGTAAGATACAGAACTATGGACTTTGTGTTTGAAAGTAAGTACGAAACTAGATTCTATTACGATCCAGACGTTCGTGTTTTTGACTCATCTACTGGCCAAACTATTACTGACTTTGTCAATATTATGGGTATTAATGCAAAACCTGATTCTACTGAAGCTATTGGAGTTGATCAGTTCGCACAAATACATGGCGTGTTTACTGAAGATGATGGGTACAAAGATTCTACCAAAATAAAAGTTACATATCCTGATAGTGATAATGACGGCATTCCTGACGATATTGATTTGTTCAACAGTGTAGTTGATCCTGACACTAATCCTACTAACAAGTACGTGTTCTTTAAAAACATCGTAGATGTGGATGGTTATACACGCAAGGAACCCGTGGATGTTGGTGTAGTTAATACTGAATATGCCACCCAAGCAGAAATAAATTCTGATATTGTTTATTTTAACGATGGACAGATATTCTTCGCTACTGACGAAGAAGAGTTCTATATTTTAGTAGTAGATGGAATTACTAGAACATTGCCTTTATTAGAATCAGAGACTGGCGATGTTTATTCACATGGCATTGGTCGTGGCGGAATAAAATTCCAATACAGACACAACAGTCCTAATGATAGACGCATAGACCCAAGTCCAGGTAACATTATAGACATGTACGTGTTGACAAAAGTTTATGACGAAGATCTGCGTGTAGAATTTTCTGAAATTGAAAACTACAAACCTGTAAGCGATACTATTTTGTTCAGTTCTGCCAAATTCAAACCATTGTTTGGTGAAGAAGCAGACTCTACATTACGAGCTATCTTTAAAGTAGTTAAGAGTGCATCAAGCACAGTCAGCGACAGTGAAGTTAAGAGCATGATGATATCAGCTATTAATAGATACTTCTCTCTTGAAAACTGGGACTTTGGTGAAACTTTCTACTTTAGTGAATTGAGTACATATTTGCATCGCGAATTAACACCGCACGTTGCAAGTATAGTTCTTGTACCGACTAGTGAAAACCAAACTTTTGGTAGCATGTACCAAGTTAATTGTGATCCTGATGAAATATTTGTTAGTGCGGCAACTGTTGACAACATACAGATTATATCCGCTGTCACAGCAAGTCAGCTTAATCAACTATAAGAAATAAGCGCATATTATATCTAGGTAAATACATTAACGAGGAAATAATATTCAATGGCCGTTACTAGAACTATAAATTTTTTACCTGGCTTTTACAAGACACAAGCCAATAGCAAGTTTTTATCAGCTACATTAGATCATCTTGTATCTGAACCGTCACATACTCGCCTTCATGGATATGTAGGTAGACGTACTGCAACTAACTACAGAAGTTCCGACAATTACATTTCGGAATCTACTTCTGACAGAGCTAGATACCAACTAGAGCCTAGTGTGGTTGTTAAAG